CATAAGTCACCTGTTAAAAGGATTGTGAGTAGCCGACATAATCTTCGGCAAAGTAATCGAAAGAGCAATAGCCCTGACCGCGCATCGAACCAGAATCGGATGCACCCATTGTATCACTCAAACCCCTTAACGTGGAATAAGCAAACAAATCGACAATAGTAGCCAGATCGGATCGAACTTTTACAAAGGTCATTTCTTGGTCATCATCTGCGGTGGCTTCACCGTCCAGATCGTCTGTAACACCAGTGACCTCATCTATAAACTTGTGAAAGTCCATAGCCTGATCTTCAGCAGCAGAAGAAGAATCAGATATAATCTTGTTGGGAGAGAAAACAGCACTATCAGTCATGGCCGAACTATCAGCCAAACCCTTACCAAATGCCATTGCCTCAGAGTCAGTAAATGCACTAGCATCTGCAAACGCCTTGCCTGCGCCTAAGCTAATAGACTCAGCAGCAGTAAACGCATCCGTATGCGATCTGTTAAATGCAGTCTGTATATCTATGCTCTCAGCTACAGAGGATGAATCTTGCAGCAGCTTGCCAATGCCTAGCGTATCTATTTGATCTGACAGTGACCCAGAGTCACTCTGAACCTTTCCAATACTAAATACAGCAGAATCAGCAGTAGAGGATGCATCAGAAAAGCCCTTGCCTGCGCCTAAGACGGTAGAGTCAGTTGCATCCTGTGTATCTGTCAGGGTCTTGCCAACGCTCTTAGACGGCAAATCAGACAGCCCTAGAGCATCAGCAAAAAACCTAAAGATCAGGAAATCACCGAACTTAATTTCAGCAATAGCCTTTTTGAAGCCAATAGCGGCTACGGCTTTTTTAAATGCAATGGCTGCCTTAATCATTAGAAGTCGGCTCGAATGTAAAAGTCTAGCACTTGGAATATAGTCTCTACTGTGCCACTGTCATAAGTGATCTCAATCTCACCCTCATAGTAGCCCTCATCAAGCGTCAACTGGGTTCCTGAGAATGAAAAGACAGCAATGCCGTCTTGAAAATTCTGACCGACATCAGCGGCTGCCAAGGTAAACAAGGTAGTCGTGGTGCCTTTGGCCCTAAACTTTAACGCACAAGAACCACCAGAAAAGTCTATAAGTCCGCCCGTATCATCACGGGTCAGCTTGGCTTGAATCTGTGGGGCTTGGTCGCCCTGTACTAATTGATAAATCATTTTATGCCTCTAGCGGGTCAATAAACCCGTATCGTTTTATACCGTCATAGCTGGTCTGTAGGAAAAACGTATATATATCAGTGCGTTGCCGCAACTCTTCTTTGCGGTTACTAACAGCCTCGTTTGCTGCTGGCGCATCTGCCACCGTATCTGTAATAGTATCAGTGCCGTCTAGCGTAGTATATCCAACTTCAATCACGATACATTCTCCATTGTGCCGACCCATTTTACCAGCCTGCAAGTAACATTGCTGATATTTGTCGTACCTACAATACTAGGTCTAAATTCAGTAGCAGTAGTAGATTCGCCATAAGTATTGGAAAAAGGTATTCGTACATTCACAGTCTTGCCTGTAGGAGCGAATATATTGCTGTCTATGCCGTAATCAGCCGATATCCAAGTGCCTGCTGATGCGAACTTGCTGGGACTGAAATACATAGTTTCGCCATTAGAAAACACTGCGCTAGATGAAGAAACCATCACATAGGTACGGTTATTGCCTGAGTCGTAATAAACGCTATTTATGTTGCCAGTTGTACCGCTTCCTGAGCTGTTATCTGCAACCCCGCCAGTATTGTCTAGCAGAGCAAGCACGTTGCCGCTTATATAAACCCACTGATTAAATGGTGGTGCGCCAGATGCGAGAGTTACAGTGCCAACTATGCTGCCTGTAGCCCCCTTGCTTTTTCTCTGCATGTTTAAGGTGAACTGCACCTGATGATCTGTGCCGCTGCTATTCGCAGTAGTAAAGTCAAAATCTAAGTCTAATCTTTGGCGCTTTGAGATACTTAAAGATGGCGCAGGTATGGCAAAGTCTTGCCCAAACTGAGTGCTACTTGTGGCAGTGATATTTTCATACATAGATGCTGGGTAAAGCTCAGATACATCGCCTGATAGTTTATCGACAGTAATTGTGGAAGCATTGATTTGATTGACAGTGATCACGCCATTCATGTTTTGCAGAGTTGGCAAGTTGCCTGCCGAAAATGACCCTGTAACAGTTGCATTTGTGACATTTAGATTATCAGCAACAATGTTTCCAGATACAGATAAGGTCGTACCGTTGAACGATAGCTTATCTTTTAGGCTGAACTGCCCCGTATTATCTAAGTAAAAACCAGTGTTGCTATTATTGAAAGTGCCTGCGCCTTCATAGAGCTTTGTTCCAGATATTGTGATCCCTGAGATTGTTCCACCAGTAAGCCCAAGGTTTACGTTTGTATCTGAATCTTGTAATGCACTCGACCCATCACTAGCCCCTGAAACAACTGTACTGGCAACAGTCCCACCAATTGTCACAGAGCCTGAAATAGACCCAGAAGTAGCAGAAACATCGCCCCTGATAGTCGCCTGCTCAAACTCGACCACGCCACTTTTTTGTATTTTCCAGCCTGTGCTGCCTGCAACATAATTAGTTGACTCTAGACTGGTAGCAATTTTGGAAATGGTGACAGCATCATCGTCTATTTTGTCGGTCTCAACTGCAAGGTCTTCAATTTGATCTGTACCAACAGCGTCTGAACCAATGTCGCCAGATCCTACTACACTAGTGGTTGAATTAGCCACGCTGCTAAAGGCAGATGCATTGCCCGTAAAGTCAATGGCTTTGACCTTGTAGTAGAACGTAGCAGAATTTGCTAGATCATCATCAATAAAGACGGTTCCGTCAGTGTTACCGATTAAAGTATAAGTGCCACCTGAACTGGTAGACCTATATACGTCGATATGGCTTAGGTCTTTCTGTGTCGGGTTAACCCAGCTAATACTTATGTGCTGGTATTGTCCGCTGGCAGATACAGAAGTTGGAACATCAGGCGCAGTGGTATCTACAGCCGCAGTAGGGGCGGCAACTATGTATGTTGAAGATACGCCAATCTCGTTAACAGCCTTTACTCGAACATTGTACTGCTGGTTATTCTGCAACCCAGTAATCACTGCTTGTGACGCTCTAGAATCCATCGTGAAGTAATTACTGCTCGATGTTTTCTTCCACTCGACAACATAGTGATCAGTGAACGCGTCATCTGCTTCAGTCCAAGCAACATTAAAGAAGGCGTTAAATGTGCCGTCAGAGTTAAGGAATGAATCGCCTGTAATGTTTAGGCTAGTGGGGGCGGCAGCGGTTAAACCGTCATATAGCTCAACCTCACCTGCGCCCAGATATACCTCTTCGTCGGAAATAGTCCAGTCCCAGATAGAGGCGGCAGTCTCAATCGCATCGACGTTTACTACAATCTGCCCTTCGGCAGTAAAGTCCATAGTATAGCCGACAACCTCAAACACCTTATTTGAGTAACCTAGTCGAGCATTAGTGACATAAATATTATCGCCAATCTTAAAACGCAAAGCACTTAGGTTGCAGGGAATAGTAATGGCTTCCTGCTGTCGGCTGCGGAACAGTGCGAGCTTGGCTATTCTTTGTGCGCGAACATTATTAACAGTGAACGGAAGCGGCATATCAAGATAGATAGGGTCGCCATCAGCAGCAGCGAAAGTGCTCGATAGCTGTGCAGGATAATCAGCTAATATGTAGTTATCGTCCTCTGATAGGAAAACACCCTTAACACCGTTATAAGCGTTTCTTCTTGATTGCTTGGTCTGGATGCTTATGTCACCAACAGCTACCGACTCATCTACGCTGTAGGTGGGTGCTACATATTCACCCGCATATAGCTCAAACTTGCCAGCAGAGAATACCAACCGACCGATCATAGAGCCTAACATTGTGCCTATATTGTCTTTAATTGATCCAGCAGTATCTACAACACCATCTATGGTGTATCTTTTTTGCGTACCACCAGCAGCAAGCGCAACAGTTTCATCACAAACAGTAGCAGCAGCATTAACGCTAGAGGTTAGTATATTGCCAACTGACTCGCCAAGCCCGTACTTGGAGTCGCGGAGATAGTCATACACGCACAAGGCTGGATTCTGCGACCACGCTGTAGTGCTATTTGCTGGGTTTAATACTTTCTTGCCTCGAATAACTGTCGAGATATTAGGCAAGCCATTAGCAAACTTATCTACATCATAGGTCAGCTTAACCACCATATAAGCTGTATCTAGTAGTTTATGATTATCAGTCCATTTTGTTGAATTAGAAACTAAACTTGCCGAGCCTCGCTGCGATGCATTATCAGCAGTTGTTTGGTCTCCTTTATAAAAACCAATGTCAATGTAAGGTGAGGTTGTAGTATCGCCCTGAGTCGCCCAATCAGAAGTAAAATTACCGTTTTCCCAGACCTTTTGATCGTTGAACCAGACTTGCTCATAGGCATCTATTTCATGTCCAGCTACTGCAATAACCAGCCACAAGTATTTCTTATCTGCTCCGCTTGACTGAATATAAACAATATTACCGCCTATCCTAGCGCGACCATAGACTATCTTTCTAGAATGCGCGGCATCTCTTGAAGTTACCGACCTGCCACTCATCTGAGCGCCTAAGTTTGGCGAAGGCATTAGAGCTTTAGAAACTAAAGATAGGCCAGCACCTAAAGCAAAAGCAGCCGCAAAGCTGCCAGCAACACCAAGCCCAAATAAGCTCAAACTTGCTAAACCACCCGCTGCGATAACTGCCCCGCCTGCGGTTGCTAGTCCTGCTATTACTGCTGTAGCCATTCTATTCGCCTAAAAAACATTTGTGGTAAACGCGCTCTAAAAGATTAAAGCCCATTCTCGTCATAAGTTTGTCAAAAGGAAACTCTGTTTTCATGTTTAACGTCATCAGAGAAACGCCATTTTCTTTGCAATGTGCCTCGGCAAACTTTATTAGCTCTGCACCTGTAGTGCTTTTCCTAAACTCTGGCTTTACATAAATTACATCAGTAGAGGCAAAAACATGATCTTTATGATGTATGCTTTTAGAGATCATCACCACACAGTAGCCAATTAGTTTTCCATCTTCCCTAGCTGCAAATATGTGCAATATTCCCAGTGAATCTAACAATGCGTATTCTTTCCAATCTGGGTCAAGTGCTATTGTATCTTGGTTTGGCTCAGTCTCTAACCAATGCTTTTCTAGCAAAGGCTTAATCTCTTCTTTTACATTAGCTAGGCATTCATGGGCTATATTAATCATCTCTCTTCGTATGACCCACCCTCATAACTACCGCCATCGTCATAATGACCACCTGACGTTCCTGTTGCTCGGCCCCAGATAATGTCTTTATTTTGAATCGCAGTCACAAACTCAAAACCTTTATCTGTAGGGTGATCAATCTTTTGATCTTCTGCGGTGTAACGCCTTACCTTTGCTCTCTCAAATGCAATTAACTTATTCTCGCAAGCAATAGATATAGTAGATGTCTGGCCTGACTCAGAGATAGTCATAGTATCCATAAAGCCAGCAAATATCACAGTCGGATCAGCTACTAGATCGCCAGAAGCATCAAACGCGCCAAGCATTACAGTTATGGGCCTGCCCTGATATTCGTGATCTTTAGCTATCACAACCAAAGACGATTTGACACCCGTTAGCGTTACATTTAAGCCGCTTGCCTGCATGTCTGAGGTTTCAGTAACTGCGCTAATGTTAAGCAGATCGCCAACACCAGTATAAGTCTCACTGTCATAGTTAAGATCGCCAACACCAGACCACAGGTTTAACTCGTTAGGCGTTTCACCTGAGTCAAATACCATACGGACAAGGAAGATAGGGCGAACCACATCAGCAGTTGATACTGCCTGCATTCCGCTAGATAGTGACCTGCTCATAGCGCCTCCACCATAGCAAAGCTAAAGCCCTGCAAACTAGCCTCATTAGTTGACCAAGACACATCATTTGATGCCATACGCCAAAGGCTCTTGGGTTGGGTAAAGTCTAATGCCTGACCAGTCGCTATTGTTTCTCTAAGGGGTGGCTGAAACTCTAACGTCCCTGCACCTGATGACTTGTCAGCCGTTACTAGGTAAAGATAACTGCCTAGCTGAAAGTAGGTGCCTGCTGATACCGCTGTACTGCCTGCTGATGTTGTCAGGGTCTCTGATCGAATCGCAGTTGATCCGCTAGTCAATACTATCGCTGTGTCTGTATGCAATGGGTTGCCGAAAGTAAACGTACCTTCACGGCCTTTTAGCCCAACAATAAATGCCTCTACTGATCGCGCCTCTGCATAGGTCAAAGGCGGCAAAGTTACTTCAGCCTCCCATCGTGCGCCCTGATGGGTATAGACCTGAGTATCTAAAGTAAAGGGAGATTCAGCAACAGCCACAACACGCTTTAGGCGCATTGACATATTCTGTATGCCGACATTCGGAAAAGATAAAGGCATTCGTTATGCTCCGACCATTGCTCTTGAGAAGTTACCACCACGCACCCTAGCGTCTGCTACAGCGCCTTTAGCGGCTTGCGCTATCTGTGGCATCAGTCCAATTATCTCAGCTCTAACAGTGCTTTGGATGCCTGTGGTGACGTTTATGGTTTGGTTAACTACAACACCTGAGCCACCGCCCATCTGGTTGTTGGGGATAATGTTGCCGCTAGAGTTAGGGATAAACAGCTCAGGGCCGCGCTCACCAACTAAGTATGGGGATTTGCCTTGTACAGGGCCACCCAATGCTTTAGGTTGCATAGGGCCAACAAAGTCAGCATGGCCTGCTATATTAGATGTTGATTGACCAAACCCTGCAATTGACTTAGTAATAAATCCAAAGGCAGCATCAACAATATACTTCTGCACCAGCATCTTAATCAGGCTATCTACAACGCTCTTAGCCATAGACTTGATGGCATCAGCAAAGTTAGCTGCGCCTGTCACACCTGCTGTAAGAGCGTCGGTTAATCCATTAAGCCCTTGATTAGTAAGCATTTTTACGCTTTCATTATAATTTGGAAGTGCTTTGCTCCAATCATCAAAAGTTTGAGCAAATGCGCCTAAAGATTTTTCTGTATCTTCATTGGCTTTACCTAGATTCTCAACCGCTTTTGTATAATCTTTTACAGCCACTTGTGCGACACTTAAACCACTTAAAACTTTGGTAGGGTCAATTAAGTCAATTAAGCTACTCGTTTGCCCTGTTGCTGTTAGGCTAGTTAATTCTTTTGTAAGGGCGGCTTTCTTTTCTTTTAGCTCTGCATCGCTGTAATATTCAACAATTCCATCATCACCAAAAAACCTAATTCGATCAGGGTTGAGTTTGCTACTGCCTAACAAGTCGTTAATTATGGATAAATCTTTGGCAATAGTGTCTACATTCTGCTTGCCCATCAATCTGTCATACGCTGTCTTAGCCGTAATCATTGCGTTGTAAGTACGGATAACTCCGTTAGCTATTGTGGCTCCTGCGGTTACTACGGTTTTTGCAGATTCAATAAAGTCAATTGCCATGACCCTACCAAATTCTTCCACCGTTCCCCCTGCGGCTTTAATGTCTTTAAGAAACCTATCTTTCAACAGGGTAGAAATTGCTTCAATGGCAGGAGCTAGTCCCGCTGTCATTTGTAGGCTTACCCCTTTAAATAAAGATGTTAGTTTGAAAAATGCATCGTTAGCTTTTTCAACGCCTTTAGCGGCATCAGTTGACATTACAAGGCCGAGGGTTCCAGCCTCGTCCATTAAGGTTTTCATTTCTTTTGAGCCAAGACTTAAAGTGTTGACAAGAGCCGCGCCTTCACTGTCAAACAACTTAAACGCTAACGCTAGTTTTTCTGCTCTATTTGTTTGTTTTGCAAATGCATCTGATAACACTAACATTCTTTTATCTAAAGGCATTTGTATCAATTCTTTTGCATCTAGTCCCAGTGCTTTTATTGCCCCTTTCGCTTCACCTGTTCCTTTTGCGGCTTCAGCAGTTCTCCGTGTAAACCTCTGCATTGCCATATCTAAAGTTGTCGTTTCTACACCGCTAACTTTTGCGGCATAACGTAAAGCAGAAAGGGCTTCTGTGGTTGTTCCTATCTTGCTTGCGGTTTTAGCTAGGCTATCTATTGATTTTAGATTGCTGACAGTGATTGCAGTAAACGCGGCAGAAGCCACGCCACCCATAATTGCGGCTTTTTTAGAGACGTTCGCTAATGACTTTCCAACGGTAGAAAGAGTCGTTTTTAAACCACCAAACGCTTTCTTTGTTTTGTCAAATGCCGTTATCGTAATCTTTACATTTTCAGCCATCTTGCTCACTCATTATCTGGAAATAGGCCAGCCACTCGTTAAAGTGACTGACAGGCATTTGCTCTGCTTCTTCTATGCTCATATGAAGGCGATCAGCCAAAGACAAAAGATTCATCCTTGATTGATCGCTTCTCAGTTTCCCTCGGCCGCCTCTACAGATTCGATCTGTGCAAACATCTGATTAGCGATTTCACTTATTACATTAGTTTCTTCACCCATCAAATCAATGCGATCTTCGGCAGATGTAAAGAGCTTACTACCGCCCTCGTCCTCTGCTTTCATAACGATCAAATCCACCATCGCGCCAACCGTGGTGTTGTTCAGGAAGTTAGGGTGCTTCTTCTGTAGTTGATCTAAGTCATAGCAAGTTATAGCCCTGCAATACAGCTTAAATGCTCCAGATTCGTCACCCCATTCAGGCACTGATACTTCTCGCGCCTCAACCTTCCTTCTACTGCGTAACTCTTTAGCTAATCCCATGGTTTAATCCCCTTATGCTGTTGCTTCAGTTACTGCTCCGCTGCACTGGATGGAGAAGCTGGCTTCAACCATTCCATCAAAAGAACCAGTGATAGAGCGTGAAGTTACGATGCCACCACCAGAGAAGTAAGATTCGCCAGTGCCAGTACCCGTTGGATAGATTTCAAAATCTACCGCAGCGCGTTCGTCTAAGATTAATTGCTGTGCATCAGCTTCGTCCCAGTAGCACTCGATAGTTACTGTATTGGTTTTTAGACCTTCTTTGTAAGATCGTGCGGTATCGCCCATTACTGAATCTTCAATGGTATCTGCTGAACCATCAAACGTGAAAGAACGAACCTCACCCACAACGGCCACAGAGCCGCCAGATGCCGCGATTTTTACTACACCAGATGCGCCTGTTTTAGTCGCCATGATAATTACCTCTAATTTAAGTTAAGTTGTGCCGCGAGTGTACTGATACATAACGCGAACTGTAATAATAACCCCACCAATGGGGTCAATAGAACCTTCATCAATCTCGACTCTGGTTATCTGCGTATCAAGGGCATAGCCCCCGCGCAAACGGTCAACGTCAAGACCTTCTTCAATTGCTTCGATAATGTTGTTTCGGGCTGAATCAATCACAGACCCTTTAACGTAGCAAATAAACTCATAATTGATTGTAGCCATTCGCTGAGTAATTGACCCACCGATGCTGCTATCTTCTCTATCCTCGTCTGCACTTCGAACAAGGATAGCAGGAAATTGTGCGCTTGATAACTTAGTAAAATCAAACGGCTCTCTCGTTACATACTTAATATCTACTGGCGTTTTAACTGCCTGAAGCGTAGCCACCAAGTTGTTTGCAATGTTCTCTCTAACGCTCATTTCAATGCCCTGAAGAATACTTCGCCAAGTTGCTTTTCTTCTCTATCGCTAAACCCAAAAAACGGTCTAGTCTTATTGTTCATTGCAGCCTTTTTAGATTCAGTGGCTCTAGTAAAGAATATCTCAGCTTTAGTGCTGCTTGCCCTTGATGTCATCGAGCTTAACATCTGACCTGTAAACTGTAGGTCTGGGTTTGTGCTTCTTCCTCTACTAGCCCTAAATGCAGCATATACGGGCGTATACTTCTTAAACTTCCCACCCTTAAAGCCAACGCCTTTACTGGTTCTGGCCTCAATAATATTAATACCGACTTGAGCAGTAATCGACAACGCCCTTTTGACGCTTGCTGATAGCTCCTTGCCTTTCTTGCCAATACGCTTTGCAACAGCCTTGGCATTGGTATCAATCTTAACCTGCATTATCTATCTAACCGCTGGCC